ATGTAATATTAGCCGGTAATACTGTAATAAAAGATAAAAGAGCGGGTATCTATATATCCTTTGATGAAATTTTAGAGAAAAAACATTTACAAAAAAGCATTTTTTTTAATCCAGAAGACAGTAACGCATTTTTATGTAGCCCGCCGGATATAAGTGAAAACTCCCTAGAAATATGGTTAGAAAATTATATTGAATGGCTAAAATAACTGTTGATTAAATAATCATTTACCCTACTATAGTAATATGGGTAAATTTTATTCTACTAAAGTGATCCCGCTAGGGTCATGCGCGTTCCGTCAACCTTATGCGACTAGCCATTGCAAGTTTGTTCACGGCTATCGGCTACAAGCTAAGTTCTGGTTTACTTGTAATGAACTAGATAAGAACAACTGGGTCGTTGATTTCGGCGGTCTTAAAGAGCTGAAGAGAGTACTTGAAAACACTTTCGATCATAAGACTGTAGTTTGGAAAAAAGACCCGGATATTGATATATTTAGAGAGATGGAAAAACGAGGTATGATTGAGCTTGTTGAACTTCCGAACGGGGTAGGTATTGAGCGTTTTGCTGAGCTCTGCTGCGAGACAGCAGACGGACACGTTAAAGCAATTACTCAAAATAGATGCTGGTGTGAAAAGGTAGAAGTTTGGGAACACGAACAAAACAGTGCAATTTATCAAAAGTATACTAATAATATGTCATGAGCGCCGATAAAACTTTATTTCTTTCAGACGACTTCGTCTTTTACACTCTCGAGGGCGAAGGCCGCTTTATCGGCTGGCCTTCAGTCTTTATGAGATTGTCAATGTGCAATCTCACCTGTATAGGTTTTAAGAGTGAAGATGCTCCCTTTGGTTGTGATAGCTATGTAAGCTGGTCTAAGAAGAACAGGATGACATTTGAAGAAATTGCTCGGTTGTTCGAAAAGAACGACTATCATGAAAAGCTTAAACAAGGAGCTATTCTTAAGCTGACTGGTGGTGAGCCTTTTATTCAGCAGAAGAATCTCATTGAGTTTGTAAAGTTTATTAGAGATCGCTGGGGCTTTTATGATATGTCTAGTCATGACCTTATGGTACCTTTGCCAGAGGCCTCTGTATTAAAAATCGATTTTGAAACCAACGGTACTATTATGCCTGATAAGGAGTGGTTTGATATCGGGTGCAGCGTATCGTTTACAACTTCTCCTAAACTATCTTCAAACGGAGACCCTGAAGAGAAGCGCTTCAAGCCAGATGTATTGCGCTTTCTTGCTGAACACCACGCTTGCTTTAAGTTTGTTGCAAAGCAAGAATCTGACCTTGACGAAGTACTTGAAAAGTACATTAATAATCCAGACGTAGCTCTGAAGAGTGAACTTGTCTGGATTATGCCTATGTGCGGTTCCCGTAAGGAGTTACTTGAAGTAGGTCCTGTTGTTGCGGAAATCTGTAAGAAGTACGGTTTTAAGTTCAGTAACCGTATGCACCTTCAAATCTGGGACAAAGCATTAAAGGTTTAATATGAATACACCAGATCCAAAATGGCACCTTAGAATTAGCTTAGTTAAAAGTATGCTTCGCATCGGGGCGGGAGCGTTTATTATTAATAATAAATTTTTCGTTGGCGGTAGTCTGCTAATTGCTGCCGAAGTATTAGGTATTCTTGAAGAAATTATATGAAATCTAAAATTACACTTATTTACGAAAATGAATACACCAACGACTTTTCCGGTCATTGTGGTATTCCCCGTAAAATGACAGTTGAATTAACTGGAGATATAACTATTACAGGGCTTCTTCAACAGTTTGAGTATTTTATAAAAGGTATTGGTTACTTTCCGCCTGAAAATGCCCATCTAGACTATGTTGATAACGACACAGACGCCCCTAAGTCAATTGAATGAGTGTTAAACTTAATAAAATAGGTATTATAGGTACGCAGTGTGTTGGCAAAAGTACTCTTATAGAGGATATGATGCTCCAGTGGCCACAGCTTTCGCGGCCTGAAAAGACTTATCGAGATTTAATTAAAGAAAAAAATCTACCTATAAATAAAAATGGCACAAAAGAATCTCAACAAGCTATACTCGATTTTCTTTGCGACGAGGCTATGGAAAATTATGGTAAGAAAAAATTAATTTTCGACCGTACCCCGTTAGATAATCTAGTATATTCTCTTTGGCTTTACGATAAACAGATAACAGATATTGACGAAGCTTTTATAGATAAAACAGTTACCACCGTACGCCATGCGTTAAAATTTTATTCGGTTTTGTTTTATTTACCTTTAGTGGCTGAAAACGATGTTACCCTTACAAAGAAAGAACAAAGAGACATCGATCCAGAGTATAGAAAAGAAATTGATAACTTGTTTAGTATGCTGTATAAAGTTTGGGAACAGGGTAATTCCCGTTTTTTTGATAATGGAGATTGCCCCCCTATTATACCGATTTACGGTAAGCCGCTTGAAAGAATTGCAATGTTAAAGATGTATATTACGGACAAATGTGAGTTTTACGGGGAAGAGGATAATCTTATTAATAAAGATATTAAGGAGCAAGCTTTCCTCTCAGAACAGTTAGGTATATCCAATAAAAACTTGCCTAGAAGGTAGTAAGTATTAACAATACCTTTATGAGCTTTGATAATCTAGCTAACAAAATTAACGAAAGCCTCGTACCTGAAGCACGCCCGATTAATCCGGAATTCCAGAAATGGAAAGCGCAAAATCCTGGCGTGCCCACGTATAAATTCTTTAAGATGCAGCGCGCAAAAAAACTTGGCAATTTGCCAAGTGAACCTGTTGTAGATGGACCTTCAGTGAAGGAGCCTGCAGAGGATGCCCCAGAACTTGAAATTTTAAGTAAGGATCCCGCTACTGAGCGTACCCGCCTTGCTGTAGCAGATTATCTTTCTCACAATCCAAATGCTTCGGTCGACGAGGTTATCGATGCAATTGCTATAGATAGTACAGAAGAAACACCTCTTAATCTAGATCCAGCAGTGGTAAAAGCAATAGTAGACCAAGAAACCACCACAACAGATACAGAATTAGAAGAACCATCGATAACTGACATTAAGAAAGATGAACTAGCCGCAAAATACGACCGTATGCGTCAAGCTCTTTATAGAGCCCGTGGGCTTAAGGCGAAGCCAGGTCGCAAGTCTGCTACTAAAAACGAACCAGATTATTCTGCAGGGGATGAGGATGAGAGTAGTGCGGTCAGCCGCCGTTATAGCATGAGAGATGAGCCGTTTGATCCTAACGAGCTGTAAGAAATTTTTCAGTCAAAATAATAAACTTCATTCCTTTTTTAGCCGCGTATTCAGACGCGGCTTTCCATTTGCACTGATTCTGATGGTACATTAGATTTTCATACAGTACAGTACTGCTTTTTTTCTTATTAGATTGTTTTGGCGGCTGTGTCTGGGAAAAAGGTTTTAATTCTATTAAATACTTTTCTACATTTCCGTTCGGATCTTTTATAGCCGCAATTAAATCGATGTAATATTGATGTATTTTTTTATCAATATCGTTATAATAAGGTACTACAATAGATTCACTAGCCCAGGCTACTACATTAGGATTTTTATCAAAATATAAAAAGAAATTCTTTTCTAAAGATGACCTATACGAAGGATTGGTATTTCCTTTATATTTTTCTTTATTAATAGGGGTATATATTCCTTGGAAATACTTGTTATTTTTAGGATAGGCCATATTATATAGTTACTTACCAGTGCATATTTCTCAAAATTTAATTATCAATACTTTCTTTCAATACTGCAAACGCCCAGTATATAAAAAGAATACTAGTACCTATAATGGAGAATGTCCGTATTGCCATGAAGGCAAGAGTACCGGTAAGAAAAGACGATTCTTTTATATCCCTGAAGAAGATCATCTTTATTGTCATAATTGTAATATTAGTTTAAACGGCTTACAGTTTGTACAGGAACAAACAGGAATGACCATAAAAGACGTTTTAACCGAGTCTGAACTTCATACTGACTCAGTTGAGGACATTATAAAACGTTCACAAGTATTTAAAAAATATAACCCTAAGAGTTTACCTGATGATAGTATAAATCTTTACGATGTAAGTCAGACCTCTTTTTATCAAGCTAATGCAGTCATAAAAGATGCATTAACTTTTATAAAGAGTAGACGGTTAGACACCGCAATAAATAGACCTAAAGCTTTATGGTTAAGTCTATCTGACTTTACACATAAAAACCGCGTTATTTTTCCGTTTTACAGTCCTAATGGAGGCGCTAAAATAGAGTTTTATCAGACAAGAGCTATCTATAAAAAAGACGAAGATATAGCAAAATATCTTTCTAAGAGTAATTCAGATAAAGGCATATTTAATATAGATAGAATAACACCCGATATAGAATATATTTTTTTGCAGGAGGGACCTATAGATGCTATGTTTTTACGTAATAGTGTTGCGTTAGCGGGTATTAACCCTACCGACACACAATTAGATCGCTTAAACTCGTTATTCCCTATGCATACTTTAGTGTATGTATTAGATAATCAGTGGGTGGATAAAACCTCGTACAAAGTTACTAAAGAGCTTTTAGAGAAGGGTGAAAAAGTATTCTTATGGCCTGCAGGTTTAGAAAAATTTAAAGATATCAACGATTTATGCGTGCATATTAACCAAGATGAGTTAAAATGGGACTTTGTTATTAAACATACCCGAGAAGGAATAAAAGGCCAACTTCAATTTTCACAAATTAAATGCAAACAAAATTAATTGCTATAACCAAGCCCTTAAATACTTTAGATGCTACTCTGACCCCTGAAGAGTTTATTGTGTATATTGCCCGAGTCAGCAACCCGGCTAACCAATTAAACACTGAAACAGGTCATAAGCTTATTCGTTATTTGATTAAGCATAAACACTGGAGCCCGTTCGAACATGTTTCAATTACATATGAAATTAAAACCTCTAGAGGTATTGCTGCTCAGATATTAAGACACCGCTCGTTTACGTTTCAGGAATTTAGTCAGCGTTATGCTCAGGCAACCGATCTTGAACCTATTGAGTGGCGTAAACAGGGTAAAACCAATAGACAGGTAGGAGACGAACCTACACCGCTGCCTCGACATCTACAATACGCAGTAGATGAGTGTCAACGTAACACAAAAGCACTATATGACCAATTGATTGGAGAAGGTATAGCTAAAGAATCAGCTCGTATGATTTTACCGCTTTCCACGCAAACCACTATTTATATGTCTGGTACTTTACGTAGTTGGGTACACTATCTAGATCTTCGCTGCGCTGAATCTACCCAAAAAGAGCATAGAATGATAGCGCTAGACATAAAAAAAGGTCTCGAAGAAGTATTTCCCGAGACCTTTAAAGCTATAAATGAATTAAATGTTAACGCGGACTAGTAGCGTCTTTAACTTTCTTTTCAGAGGTAATAACTACTGATTTAAATACTTCAGCTAAACCACGAAGATTTTCAGCTAACTTAGTGATACGTTTTTCTTCGCGGCGAACCACACCACGGAATGGTACTGAATTTTTAATTTCAAGTTGATTGATCTGAGAGTTTAAACTTTCAGGCCCGGTACCATTCACGAATTCAGCCATTTCCTCTAATTTAGATATCCAGCCGCGGGCTGCTTCTACCCCTGATGAATCAACTTTAAGTTGTGGATTAGGCTCAACATCAAATTCGGCGGGATCTGTACCCCTATCTAGAGATCTTTTATAAGCTTCTTCGTCTGACATTTCTTCACCACCAGCTGGAGCAGCTTCATAACCTACAGCTTCCTTCATAGCCATTTTTGTAGCGGTAGCGTATTTAATCTTTTTCCCTTCTTTCTTACCATATTGTTTTGTGAAGGCATTTGCAGGTAATTTTTTATGTAATTTTTTAGCCTTCTTCTTTTCAGAAGGTGTCATATGTCTTTCTTGTAAAGTGTATTCTTTATCTCCAACTTTAAATTTATCCCCCGGTTTCTTTCCAGCGGCTTTTGCATTTTGCACAGCCTTACCAAATGCGTCTCCCTCTTTTTCTTCTTTCTTTAATCCTTTCTTTGCACGTAAAGCAGCAAAATCAGCCCCGGTAATCTTACCATGTGGCGCCGCTATATCGATATTTTTTTGCTTTCCGTGGAGGGCTTCAGCTTCTTCGTTTAAACTCTTTAGAAATGTATTTGCAAACTTAGACATAATTAACAATATTTATCAAAAACATTTGAATTTCTAAGGTAATATTTTATTATAACCATATGTCAAAAGCATTAGTAATTCTTTCCGGTGGGATGGATAGTTCTGTATTGCTACATCATGTTGCGCATGTACTTGACTATAAGGAGGTATACGCTATTACCTTTAATTACGGTCAACGGATTGCTAGAGAAATTGAATGCGCTAGGTTCCAGGCTAAAGATTGTTGCGTAAAGGAACATAAGATTGTCAATATGGATTTCTTTAGAGATATCTCAAAGATGTCTGCATTAACTAATACTGATCTTAAAATTCCTAAGGCTAGAGAAGATATCGGTAATGCTCAGCCTTTAAGTTATGTACCATTTCGTAATCTCTTACTTTTAACTACTGCAGCTGGATGGGCTGAGAGTATTGGAGCAGAACACCTGTATTATGGAGCAGTACAAACCGATGATTTTAGTGGCTATTGGGATTGTACTTCTCTTTTCTTGAATAAAGTTAACGATGTTTATAATCTGAACCGTAAAAATAATATTCAAGTTAAGGCGCCGTTCATGTCCTTCTCTAAAGAAGAAGTAATTAGAACTGGTATTAATTTGCAGGTAGACTTCCGTCAAACCCATACTTGTTATGAAGGGACTGACCCTGCTTGTGGAGAATGTGTATCATGCGCTGCCCGAATTAAAGGTTTTATTGATAATGAGGCTATTGACCCCATTGCTTATAAAAAAGATATACCATGGTCTAAGTACAACTGCAGAGAATTAACCTATTTATAATATGTGCGGTATAGCTGGATCAAATAATAGTTTGCAAGCTTTTACTCTCTACAAGAGTAATCTTGATAGAGGTTTTTATAGTTCGGGTTCTATAGTGCTCGATGATCTAGGGCTATGGTTGTGCGAAAAAGCTTTAGGTCAGTTTAATAGACCTTCGAAGCCAGCTTCTATACCAGGTATACATGCAGATGGTATATATTATTTGTACCATTCTCGAGGGCCTACAACCGAAACAAAAGATTTTGTAAAAGATAATAATCATCCTTTTTTTTATGGGGACTGGATTGTTGCTCATAACGGCATTGTTAGTAATTTTGCTGATCTTTGTGAAAAATATTTTTCAGACGTAGACCCATCGACGCAAACGGATAGTTGTATAATACCGCGAGTTATTAATGAGTTTGGATTAATAGAAGGACTAACAAAACTAGAAGGCACATTAGCAATTTGGGCATACAATGTTCGTACTAACCAGCTTTACATAGCGCGTAATTCCTGTACATTATATGCAAATGTCAACACTGGAGACTTTTGTTCTACCATGTTCGAAGGTAGTACTATGCTAGACGAAAACGTAATATATAAAATTGTTAATACTAATAGTATTATGGCAGAATCTAAATTTAGAAGTAAATCTCCCTATTTTATACTCTAAGTATAAAGAAATGGCTAATGATGCTATAGATTATATCAACAGAGACATAGTAAACGTAAAAGAAGAATTACGCACTATAAGCAAACTTGTAAGAGACGGTAACGGCCAGCCAAGTTTAATGCAGCAAGTAACTATGCTGCAAGGAGATATTAACCGGATTGAAATAGACCTAAAAGAACAAATAATTAATTTGCAAACAAGCGTAGACTCTTTTCGTTCTAAAGAAAAGGAAAGAAACAGCTTAGCTTGGCAATTTAAAACCGCTATAGCGGTAGCACTAATATCTAGTTTTACTTCAATTTATCTTCATTATAACTCTACTAAGTCTAGTGATACTGAAAAAGCTTTACAGACTATTGTAGAAAAAATAGATAAATTGACTCCCTCTTCAAAATTAAAGTAGATATTATAATATAATACTCTACAATCTCTTTAGATATGAAGAATATCAATTTTTCTATTGAAGAGAGTCAACTTATAATTGAAGCTTTGCTGTTCGCGGCCTGTACCGATGTATGTTCGGATCATACAGAGGCACACAGAGCAAAAATGATTGAACTAGCCTCAAATTTAAACAGTAAATTTGATAAGCCTCAGCTTCACAACATCTTTCTATTTAAAGATAATCCTATAGAAGATAAAGAAGCTACTTTGCTTACTGAAGCATTCCCTAATTTGCCTTTGCAAGATATTATAGCAGACTAATGAGCATTACTATAGTATACGCTTCTCAGTCTCAAAATAGAGAAGAGCTAGAAAAAAAATACGGTAAATATTGTATTACTAACAGTACGCGTTTTGCTGAAGTAGAACATCGAGGGGTATATAACAATACCCGGTCTTTGCCAGCAGTATATAATTCCTACATTAATAATAATGACAGTATCACTATACTCGCGCATGATGATGTGTATATTAGAGACCCTAAATGGGTTGAAAAATTAAATAGCGCTCTAGAAAAATATGATGTTGTAGGTTTAGCCGGAGCAAGCAACGCCAAGATAACTGAACCCTGCCTTTGGCATATTATGTGCCCTAAAGAAACCCATCGTGGTAAAGTTAGTCACGTAAACGACGGCGGTAAAGGGACATTTGTGACTAATTTTGGTTCTCACGGACGAGTCTTAATTCTAGACGGTCTCTTTCTTGCATTTAAAAATAAAAAAATATTTGACGCAGGTATAAAATTTGATGAAAATAACCCCGCCAAATTTCATTTTTATGATATAGATTTTAGTTTAACCTGTAATGCTAAAAAACTTAAATTAGGTACTACCGATATAGATGTAGTTCATAATTCTCACGGTTTGCGTAGTTTTACTGATGAATGGTTAAGCGGTCAAGCCTGGTTTAAACAAAAAGTATCAGATGGAAAATATTAAAAATTATATTATTATTAGTTATGATTATTAACGATCAAAAAATATACGACGGGTCTTTTATCCATAAGCGGTTTGCTTATAAATACTTTCGAGATAAAACTTTGCCTATAGGCAATATTGTTTCATTTGTAGCCCCGGTTGAGGTTACTCTCAATCTTATTGATCTTGAAGACTCTTTAGAGCAAGATTTTATCTATAGCGAATCTATGGTTAATTTTTGTTGGGAAATTCCTAATTTAGATCCGTTCGGCGCAGTCTGCTTTCAACGCCTATTTAATACTTCCATTGCTAATATTTTGTTTAAGCAGATTAATAAGCCTATTGAAATGAAAGGAGATGACATCATGGTCCACGCAGAGCATAATCAGGGCGGTATTCTCCAGACTAAAGGTAAAGCTTCAGTGAGTATTACCTACTCTAAAGAAAACGTAGCTATTGGGCATACAGGGGTTAATGTAACTGCAGGTAAAAAAGCACCTGCTTTTGCGTATAGTACTAATCTTACCCCAGAACAAACCGTAAGATTTCAAAACGACGTCATTCATCAGTTCTATAGTATGGTTGATAATATTTTTATCGCTACCACCAAGGTTATCGTGTAATGTTTGAGCATTTAAATAAAATTCTATTTAAAACTAAATCTTCAATTAATGAAAATTTAAATGAAGATTCTGAGTTTCAGCCTTATTTGCTACACCGCTGGTGTAGCATGTATTCCGTAGAAATTGCTAGTTTACTCAATCAAACTAGCAATTTGCATTGGCCGGCTCTACAAAATAATACAGAGTGGTTTATATATTTAAATAGTGTTATACCTAAGACTAGATTTAAACGTATCAGTTATATAAAGAAGAAGAAAGATACAGTAACTAGTAAAGACCAAAAACAAACTCTGCTTAAGATTGCTGATAAGCTTGAAATTTCAAGTAGAGAGCTAAATCAATATATAGAACAATTTAATCTACAATTACCAAATGAAAAAAAGTGAAATCGCCTTAGAAAAAGCAACTAAAAATATGAGTAAAGCCGATCGCGAAAAAGCGTTTCAGGCTTATGAAGATGTCGGTACTAATCTAGTCAAGGGTATGGTACGTCTAGAAGATTATACAGGCAGTGATCTTAATCTTACTAATTGGAGACTTACAGCTGTATTGGATGATATTTTAATGTGTCAGTTTGTTGATACTAATGAAGATGGTACTCAAATTATGAGAGGCGGGATTTTTGTACCTATTAATGTGACTCAACAAGCATGGCGTGTCGCGAAGGTATTATTGGCAGGCCCCAGAGCTAAAGTTAAACCTGGTCAACATGTAATTTTTCCAAGCACTTTCGGACTCAAGGCAAGTAATATAAATAATCTTAGACATATCGTCTTCTTAAACGAAGATAGAATCTTTGGTGTTGCTGAGCCTGAAGAAAATAAATGAGAGTATCCCAAACAGCTTTAACAGCTTTACTTAATAAGAACGCCGTAGAACTTAGATTTCTACGGCGTCGTCCTATTGCAGGGTCGCCCCCGACTAGAAGAATGTTAGCTACTAATGATACCGTACTCTTAAACAGTAACGAGGGTAGAGTTGCGTTAAATTTTAAACCAGCCACCGGCAGACTCAAATTTAACCCTCAACAGAAAGGGCTTATTCTTACCTGGGATATCTTTATGCAGGACTA